CGATAGACTTAGTAAATATGTATGTCGCAGTTGATGGCCGTGAGCTTGGATTGTTCCAAATTCTTAACTCAATTTTTGAGCCTAGTTGTGCGCTTTCATTTACCTCAATAAAATAAGGGCTTCTTGAATATACTTTTTAAATCCTGCCTCGTATGGCTTAGTAAAAAACAAAGTTGGCTTTATGCCTTGCGCATAGATTCGATTTGCTATAATGAATCCAAGCGTTTTGTAGCTCCCTTTTTTAAACTGCCCTTTCTCATCTCGTAGCCTTATGCCTTTCTTTTTTGCCCATTCTCCCAACGGCCCAGCAGGCGGACGCTTATTAGTAAACATAAAGCGTGAGTTTGGGGCTTTCTGCTTTCCGTTTTTAACCATTGAAGGAAACGCACCTTTCACACCTTCATCTAAAAATTGACCGTAGTTTTCCATTCTGAATCCTACAATCGCATAATTATTTTCTGTTACTACTTCGCCCTTGATGCTATTATAAAGTGTCTTAGACACGTTGTTTCGCCCCTTAGACAGATTCGCTCTAGCTTGCTGAATAACATAGTTCTTATATTTCTCAAGAAGCTTGTAGCTTGCGTTTAACATATTGTCATATCGTTCGGCACAATCACATCAAATGTAAGTGTCCAACCTGCAATCTTATTTTCAAAGCGATCCGTAAATGGCTCTGCAGTTGGCTCGCTTGTTATCATTACTTGGCTAGAATACAAAGAGCCACGCACTAAATCAGCTGAGAGCTTTTGCGCTAAAGCAAGCGTTGAGTTTAAAACATCTTGCTCGTTATCGTTGCCGTTCCAAATATCTGTTATCTCTTCTTTTGAATCGTTTACTAAATCCATAAAAAGGATAGACACGTTCATTGACATTGTGACCTCGCCTAGCGTTGCGGTGTTTACTATCAAATGATTTAAAGGAAATATAGTTTGCTTTGTTAAATCAACTGCAAAAATATCCCCTATCGTTACGGTGTTCACGAACGGTGTTGCCTTTAAGTAATTCTTTAATGTATTTACAACGTAAAAATATCCGTTCATCGAATTGTTTTTTTAAGTAATTTATTTTCTAAATCTATTTTCTGCTTTTCAAATGTCAAAAACGTTAAACATTGATTAAGCGGAAGTCTGGAGATTTCATCAAATCGTCGGACATCTCCTTGAGCCAATGCGTAAATTGATGAATACCAGCCCCACCGTTTTCCGAATTGTGCTTGTTCAGAATAATCTGAATCTGCGGATTCTCCTCCAAATAGGTCAGTGTACTTTTCAGTAACTCGTTGCCTAAATGATAAAAAAAAACCCTTGAAGCAAGCACAACATCTAGCGGTGCATCAAGCATTTTTTCAGCGTAAAAATTAGATCCCTCATAGGATTCAATTGTATACTTATCCTTCAGCTTCATTGTTATCGGCCGATACATTACCGCCATAGAGCGATGCAAATCTTTCCAGTCTGTAATGTAGTTGTCTAAATCCATATACTCGCCTTGTGAGATGTCATCAAGGTTTGGAATGAATCCGTACTCAGTTCCGTTAAGGTTAAACCTATTTTTAAACGGCGGTATCTTTTCAAATAACTTGTTTATGGTAGTTACAATTTCTACGATTTGCTTTCGTTTAAACTGGCTTACATATTTTAGCTCAACGTTGCAGAATATTTCAATCATTTTGTGATGCAAGAAATCGGATTCCTCATTCTGCTCTGCAATGTTCATAAATTTAATATACTGAGATAGCTTAATCTCGCTCAAATCAGTTGGAATTGTTATCGCTAACTTCATAATTGATAAACGTTAATTGTGATTTTTTGTTATTAGTACACGAAATACTGCCCTTTGTTGGGATTAGACAAGTGATAGAACACGTTGTAACGTATGGCATCGATTGCGTGATTGTAATTATCGACCACCAATCCAGACTTCTTATCTGAGTAGATGTAATTGTTAAGTTCTTTTGCAATGTTTTGTGAGTTATGTTCTAAAACTATTTCAAAATCTTGCATTAATGCCAGCCCTGCGGTTATGCTTCCAGCTCCTTTTTCTGTTGCTACAATATTACAACGCTGACTAGATAGCTCTGCGATTAGTCTAGGCTCTGCGCTATCGGCTACAATTAACGAGCCTCCGCAAACCTGCTTATTAATAACTGCAATCTCTGAGGTTGTTAGCTTTGGCTTGTATAAATGCTCCTTGACATAAATTTTGCGCTTGCTTTTATCAATGGCTACTTCGACTAACGTAGTCGGATCAATAGAGAAACCAAAGTCTTGCCCGAATGAGGTTTGCAAATTGTCAGGATTAAAGTTACCAAAGCTCCAGTTAGTAAATACAACTCCCTCTGCTTTGTCTAGCCAACCACCTAATATCTGGTGCTTAAATTTCTTCTTGTTTTGCTCTTTAAGCGATTCAATTTGCGTGATGAATGAATCACTCAGATTCTCAATATTATCAAGGTAGGTTGTATGTATGTAGGTTGTGTCTTGCTTTGTAAGAGATGAGCCAGCTTCAACTCCTTTTGATTCAAAGAATCGTTGGTAAATAAAATGCTCCTTTGTGGTAGGGTTTAGAATTAGAATTACTCTATTCTGCTTTGTGTTATGCCGTACTGACAAATCAATCTTATCAAATACATCTTCATCGACAAGCTCTTCGGCTTCATCCAAGACAAAGGTTGTCACACCGCTCAACGATTTTAGATTGGCAGTCTGTGTGCCTGAAGATGTCTTAATTCCTTTGAATAGAATCTTAGACTTTGTGCGGTTATTAACTATCTCATCCTTTGTAATGGTAAAGTCTTGCTCAAGCCCTGCCATTTCTATCTTTTCAACGAACTCAGGAATAATTGAGATGTGAGCCGAAACTAAAGTGTACCTAGTAAATAGTATAACGTGTCCAACTTCGTACGTTAGAAGCAAAAGAAACGAGTTTAGGGCAAATGATTTCCCTGAGCCACGACCTCCAGTTATTACAAAGTACCTTGAATCGCTTACAAAAAGCGGAATGTATTTTTTATTTAAGTCTATCACTTAAAGTTTACGATGTCTTTTAAATCGAAATCGTTGATTGTGTGCGTTGTATTTTGATCAATAACCTGCTTTGGCATACCGTAACGATATTGAAGCCAAACTTTCATTGCATTTGTATCTCCATCCGTTACTCTTTCGCTGAGTTTCATCCATACCGTTTCAGGCAAACAAACTGCATCCATTGTATCAATCAATGTTTTCAGCTCATCCTTCTTCATTCGCCCTGAGTTTGGTCTTGCGCCTCCACGCTTTTTAACTACTTCCTCTTCCATTTGAAAAAAAATTGAAATCCAAATTAAAATAAAACTAATTGGCTTGTATGTTGTTTAAACCTTTTTTGGCTTGCATCAAAATAATCTTTGTCTAATTCAAAGCCAGTAAAGTCAAAACCTAAATCGTAAGATGCTATCCTAGAGCTTCCACTACCTAAGTGGGTGTCAAGAATTTTATCGCCTTCTTTAGCGTAGTTAGTTAATAACCATTTGTAAAGTTTTACTGGCTTTTGCGTTGGATGTATTCTATTTTCTTTGTTTTTCATATCGTGCTGAATCATCCCATGCCATTTTATTTTCACTATTCTTACAGCAGATTTAAAACTTGTATAGGCAAGTTCGGCATCTGCGTAGCCATTGTCTCCATTTTCCTTATCCCATACTATCCAGCAAGATGATGAATCAAAATTTCCTAGATGATTAGCTCCCCATATAATTTGATTTTTACTAACTCGAAACAATTCATTATAATAATCTAAATTAGGCGTATTTTTATCCCAATTTTTTGAACCATATTTTTTGCTCTTTGCAGCTGCTTTGCCATATTTAGTATCTGCTCTAGCATCATTAGCCGCGTCTATCCCATAAGGAGGATCGACTATTGCCAGCTCAAAATAATTATCTGGGTATTGTTTCATCCCTTCAATGCAATCCATATTAAATACTTGTGATTGCATTTTAAAATTCGTTGTAAACTCTACGCAACTGACCTATCATATCTCTCCAGCAAGAAGGGCAAGATGATTCTTGAAACGGTGTATTAAATACCGCTAAATAAATACGTTGCAATTCTCTTTGTGTTTTTAAAAACAACTGATTCTGATTGCTTGCAAAAAATTCCTTTAAATAATTGTAGTCCTCTTCGCTCAAGCAATTCGGTTTCTTGTAAGGGAACAAAGCGTTTAGCTTTTCTTTGCGCTCATCGCATCCGCAATCCCAGTCCAATGCTTTTGATAGAGCTTCGACACCTGCTTTAATTCCAGTTGCCTCAGTTATCTTTTCGATTGTATCGCCTAGCCCTTTTGATTTTCTTTTTGCCATTGTTTTAATTTTAGTTTGCACCGCTGAATCGTTTGAAAGATGTTCATTAACGGAATGCCTGATTCCTTTGCCATCTTTCGCATCGAAACATTGTTAGTTATATAAATCAAATACATCTTTTTATCGTACCAATCCCAAGTATTTATAAAATCCATAAACGGTTTTACAAATTCACTAACCTCTTCTTGGTAATTATCCTCTTTTAAAGAGTATTCTATTTCTTGAGTTATCTCTATCTTATCTACCTTCTTTCTGTGCAGATCCATTGTCAGGCTTCGAAGCGTAAAATAAAAATAGGCAAAATTAATTTCTTTATTTAAGCCAATTACTTTTATATAAGCTTCTTGAACAATGTCTTGTGCATATTGTTTTTCGCCAAAACCTTCTACCACTTTTATCCAGTGCTTATGTTTATCAGTAATTAGCTTAATATCCTGCACTATATAAATCTATAACTTGTAATGTTTGTTTTCTTACCTGATAACATTTTATACAAATCACGCAATTTGATATTAATCACGTTGCCTAAATAATAAACTGAATTATAAATTTGTCCAGTTTGCGTATCTATAACTTTCTTAGCAGGGAAGTGATGCTTGTCAGTTGTTTTGTTTAATCCAATAATTCTTGCGTGTAAGTTATTTTCAGCAGATGTTGCCCACTCTAAATTAATTTCTCTATTATCTGATTTAATGCCATTAATATGATTAACGGTTTTTTTGTTACAAAGATTAGAGATAAAATGTTCCGCAACTAAACGATGAACTCTTGTATTCTTAGCAACTTTGCCTTTGCGCAAATTAACATATTGGTATCCATTTGCATTCACACCAAATTTTAAAATCTTTTCTACCGTTGTTCTAGAATAGCCGTTTTGCAAATCGCATTTTTTAGGTAATGATTTTACATTTCCTAAATTGCTTATTTGATATAAACCCTCGTAGCCATTAATATCTTTCCACTCTTCCATTATTGTATATTGTAAAGCTCCTTTTTAACTGCTTGATAGAAATTTAGTAAATTATCCTCACTTCCATCCAAGTGTCCGATGAATAATTCTATCGAATACAAGGCACAAGAAATGGCTCTCTCTTTACTTCCACAAAAGTAAAGGTAATTATTGACTAAACTATTTGCTTGCTCTCTTGCATTCATTGGTTTTTTCGTATTTTCTTTGCCTTCTGTGCGACTTTAAATGCTAAGTAGAAGATAACTATCAACTCAAATAAAACAAAGCCTAGAATCGCAGTTATTAATCCATCCATTTTCCGTGCTTAAATAAGTGCCACGTTCTGTGCTTTAAGACTTCTATAACAATTTGCCAAAAAGTGTCTGCTTCATAAGCTCCAACTCCTTTAACAATTAACTTCATCCTTCGAATTTGTTTAGTTCGTGTTTTAAATACCATAGTGCTTTCTCTAAATCTTGTTTCTTGTTGGCTTTTTTCTCTGCTCGCAATATATACTTTATTGCGTTACCAAGTGCAAAGTTCAATTCGTAGGCTTCAATTATGTCTATTGCCTCAAATCCTTTGGCCTTATAATGTTCGGGATGATTTACTAACTCGCTCATAATCACAAAGTTTAAATAAATAATTAATTAAAATCAATGTTTAGGCCATAATTTTTCATAAGGATATTTAGCTGAGTGTTTAATCCTTCAGCTCTGCCTTTGTCCATTATCTCCATTTCCATTCCTATCTTAAAAAACTCAATCATTAATTTGCCTGAGTTAAAGTATTGATCGCTTACCTCTGGGCTTGGATTGCCTTGATACAATCGTTGCTCTAGTTTTAAAAGGTCTTGAAGCAATCCGTTGGATTTACTTTTAAGTGCTTGCTGGTTAAATACGCTTGGCCTAAAATCGTTTTCGATATGGTCAATTAAAGCGTTTAGCAATGCGATGTAAATAACTATCGTTTCTCTTTCTGTTAATTTCATATTTGGTTTAGCTTATATTTTTGAAGTAATGAGATGCACTCATCTACCGAACGAACAACTGCGTAATAATAACCGTGAGCGATAGCCTGCTTTTCAAATTCTCTTTGAAATTCTGACTTGACTCCTTTCTTTGTTTTGACCTCTACAAAGATTCCCTTCCAGTTATCGTTTGAAATCATCCAAAACATATCAGCTACACCACGCTTAACTCCTTCCATCTTGAGCTTAACTGCGACAAGGTAATGTCTTTGTCCGCCGTTTGGTATTGCAAAGAATGGGAACTTTTCTGCTAAATCTAAATACCTGCAAATGGCTACTTGAAGCTTATGCTCATCTTGGTTACGTTTCATTAAATTAATTATTTATTTTTTAATTTTTGAGTCTAAAATGCAAGGGACTGTATTATTCCATTTTATAGAATGGTGTAATCTAGTATGATTTGTATTCATCATTGAAACCTTAACTCCGCTTGGGTGCATAAGCACCGAATGAAATGATTTTACATAAGTTCCGCTTAAAGCGTATTCATCAGTCATTCCTCCATTATTACTTTGCGTATCCTTTTGGTCTAATTGGATATTTGTAAACGTGAAAAATATGTCTCCTCTATTTCCTAGAGTCGTATAGGTATTAACGTCTTCATTAATCGAGCCTACAAATTGAAATTCTCTATCGGTAGAGCAAATGAAAGAATTCATACATTTACGCTTTAACTTAATTCCGCTAAAGCCTCCAATATGATCTCCACCTTGCGAGAATGCAATCGACTTAATATTTACACTCTTGTAGAAATCTAGCATTTTTTCAAATACTACATCTAGATTAGTAATTATTTTAGCTCCGGTTTCGTAACGGTATCCGAAATAATAATAATCGTCATCTAGTTGCATAAAGTATTTAACTCCTATTTCTTTCGCTATTTTAAAGCAAGCGTTACGAGCGTGAATAATTACTTTACGATTGTCAAAGTTATTCCCTTCGTCTACCGAATCCGCCATAGCCTTTTTATCAAAGACTTTAACGTTTTCTTCTCCATAATTTGCTATATATTGATTTATGGCTTTGTCTTCGTTATCGACAATGAAATAAATTTTACCCGTATAACCGCATTTTTTTAGAGTCGAATAAGTCTTAACGTTATTCGGTCTTCCGTGAGTTAGTATAAATACCGCAAAATTATTGTTCTCCATATTCTTCTAGGTATTGCTTTCTAATCTCATCACATAATTTTACATAACCGTATTGAATTGCTTTCTCAAAATCAATAATAACTAAACCGCTTTTCTCCATTAAATTTTGCATCTCTTTTGATGAGTGAGCGTAATAATCGGCTATCTTTTCGTAATTAAAAATATTATGTCTACGAGCCGAATCCATTAAAAACATTTTCTCATCATAAGGAAGAGATGAGGCTTCAATTTCTTTAATCAATCTATGAGTTTTTTGCTTGTCACAGAGCTCCATAATATGAGGCTTTATATTTTTTGGCTCATAAATAGGAGATTCTATTTTAGTAGAATATTTTTTTTCATTTTCATTTGGCGCATATTCTTGACCAAAAAGGTTAATTTGTTTCATTATTCACAAGGTTTAATTATTCCATTTTCATCTAAATAGGCTTTAAAATCAGCCATATTTTCTATAAATTCTTTGTAACATAAGGCTTTACAAGCCATAATAAGCTCTTCTTTGTCCTGATATTTATGTAATAACGTAGCATAAATCCTTTGTTTATCTTCTAAACTAGCTTCGTAAATACCAAATTTAACTATGTAATCGTATAAAACGTGCAGGCCACCTGCAATCCATTTCATTTTAATTGACCTTTCTTGGCATCGCATCATTTCTTGAGCATACATATTAGCCGAATTAATCGCTGCCATCTTTAAATCTGCATCGCTTGGCTTCGGTTTAACTGGCTCAACTACTTTAGCGTTGGCAACCTTTCGCATTACATCGTTCTTTTGCTCAATAAACTTGCGCACCCATTGCACAAAATTGCTAGGCGAAAAGAAAATTACATCGTTACCTGCTGAATTGTACTCTCCGTTTAAACCTCGTTTTAAGGCAAGATTTATTTCATCGATAGATAAGTGTCCAAATGACTTAATATCTTCCATTAGAACCAAGACTAGAGCCTTGTGCTCATCATCTGGCAATGGCTTTGAGCCTAGCTTTATCTTAGCTAATGAAATTGCTCGCATTGCAACGCTCATTAAGTCTTGATCTGTTAGGCTAGATATCCTTATTGAGGTTTGTGATTCTACAACTTCTTTCTCATGTCTGGATAAACCAGCTATTGCGCTACTTGTACGGATTAACGAAAGTTCCATTTTGTATTTCTTCGGTTAGTTGGTCGTGAACATTTTTCAAACTTATCATATTTTGCTGAAGTTTTCCTAATTGTTGTTGTGGTTTATTAGGTGCAAATTTAGAAGCGTTATTTATCCATGTTGCAACTCTTCTTCTAATATCAAAAAATTTTTCGCTTTCCCATCGTTCTTTTCCTTTGTTGTTTTTTTCTGTCCAATAGGAATAAAAATTACCATATTCATTTTCAAGTTCTAAAATATATGGCGAAAGCATTTCGCTAAAAGATACTTTACTTTCTTTTACTTTACTTTCATTTACTTTACTTTCATTTACTTTACTTTGTTGAACGGTCGTTGAACGGTCGTTGAGCATCCGTTTAACGGCCGATGCTTTTCCTGCCTGTATGCGTTGCTCACGCATTTTAAAGTAAGGCTCTAAGTACACTAACATCTTTGGAGAAAAGAATTTACCATCTTCTTCAAAGTCAAAAAGCTCATAGTTACAAATGACCGTTTTTATCTTAGCATCTGATGTGCCAAACTCTTCAGCTAACAAATCGCAGTCAGATAATGGATACATAAAATCGTGCTGATCCCTAAGCGTTTCTAATAGCATAAAGTAAATGCCATAGCCTTCGATGCCTAACTCTTTTCTTAATCGCCTAATCTTTCGATCGTGCCTCGCATTAGAAAAATGCGGAAAATAAAATGCTTCTTTTTGCATAACGTTAAATAAAAAAGCCAGTCTGTGTGAGAGAACAGAGCTGGCTTAGTTGGTTTTTAACCTTAGTAATTACCGAAAGACTCTCACCCCTTTCGCTAATTATACCCAAAGATAAAAATAATTATCTCATTTTGCACACACGCTTTTCAAAGATTCCAGCAAACTGCGGAAAGTCTTGCTCAAATTTACGAGCGTAATCAGCGGTGTAGTTGTTATTTATCTTGAACTCATCGTTTCGCTCTAACTTAGATTCCCATCTTATGCGTTCAAAGATTGCTTTAGATCCTATCCTGGTTTGTCCTGCGCTTATCATTTGATATGTATAATGCACAAACTCCTTGTAAATTCTAGGATTTCTTTCCTGATATTGTTCGAATGTCTCTCTCATTTGATTTTATCATTTTAAGTTTTATATAATTCTTTTTAAGCTCGTTGGCTAGATGCTCTTGCCATTGGTTAAATGTCATCTGTCTCATAGTCCAAAATTAAATTGATCTACCTTTGCTTCGTATTTGCCTGTGCGCATATTCATTAAATAATCACGAACTTCGTGCCAGTAGGCTGAATCCATTTCGCCATCTGTTCTATAATTGATTAATTCATTCACACAAATTAAAGCGCAAAGTCTAGTCTGGTCAAAGTCCATTGTAAAATCCAATGTGTACTTTCTAATTAAATGGCTTGCTTTTTGTTCTGGTGTCATAGTCTTGTAAGTTTAACGATATTCCAGTTAGGTATACCGATTGTTCGATTGATTAAAGTTGGATGATTAAAGATAAGTGTGCGCTCTTCAGCGGTGGTATCTATTAGCCTGCTTGTAAAGGTATCGGTTGTGCCTCCTATCTTGTACTCGCATTCGTACAAATCGCCAATATGGAGCTTGTACTTTTTGACCTCGTAGATAAATATCTCACGGCCTGAATCTGCTTTTAAAACATCTGTTACGTTTCTCATAAGTTTAGTTGTTTTCTTTTAGTACCTGCTGGTAAACATTACCCACAAGCGTTTTAATATCTTGATTTTTTACTTTGCCATAAACAACAGATTGCACCATTGCTTGTGACCATTGCCGAGCCGAGTAGGGCTCTATGCCCATCTCGTTCAGCTTATCTGCTACAATCCTATATGCCACTAATTTTTGCATCCTTGCCATTACTTTATAACTTTTTTAATTGTTGTCGTTGAAGATTTAGATGGAGGGTAAAAATCCATAAGCTCGCCAGTTTCTTCATCTAGCATTTTAGCTGGAGCTTTTAAAGCCTTGCAGAATGTCTCCACTTCTTTTTGCTTTTCCTTTAGGCGATCAATTTCAAATTGAATTTTGCACCAAGATTCGGTTTCTGAATAATCGTATTTAACACCGCCTTCCATCTCGCTAAAGTCAATACCGTATGCAGTTGTCTTTGAGCCTTCAAACTTGCGTAAATCGCTGAACAAATGCTCTTTGATATTCTTATCTATTTCCGATGCTAGGTGCTGAAACTTAGCAGACTGAGCCGCTAATTTAATTACGTTAATCGAATCAGCGTTTGACATCATTGCCTCCGCCATTTGTGTAATTTCTTTCTTGCTTAAATCTAAGATTTTGCCGTCAACGGCTATTAAGTTAGTTTCCATATTTAAAAAGGTAGGTCGTTATTTTTTTTATCTGATGTCCAAA